ATTTCACCATTAGCATTAGTCTTAAAGGCTCCATTAGTACCTTTATAATCATCACTAGCAGGTGTTGGGTCAAGAACCGCCACCCCATCAATGGTGATCTTATACCCGTCAGAAAAGGCCGGTAAGTTTTGAGCCACAAATGAAATAGTTCGTTGCCGAATATACTCAATGGCACTTTCAGTAGTGGTAGACCCACCATCGGTTAGCATATACCCGGTCTGTTGACCTTCGTTTATCCAATTAATACCCTGTAAGTTAGAGTATTGGTATTGTTGGCTAATAGCGTCAGCATAAGATTGCATTTTACCCGTCCGTCCGACAGCTAAATCACCATTAGTGTGGTACCACCACTTATTAAGACTAACCTTACCAGCGTCAGTTTCCCGAGTAACGGTAGTAGAATCTGTATCAATCCAGTTATCACTAGAAGGATTGATTGTCAAAGTACCATTAGCACTAAAGATATTAAATTCGTTAACATTGGTTGTCCCAGTTGAAATTGGCTGATTAATGGCCACTTCTTCATGATATGGAGGAGTAACTAATGACCCCTTAGGGGCAACTGACGATCCCTTAATCGCTACTTGTGAATTATCATAGTTAATAGTAGGAGTTAAGTCGGCCATTGCTTGACTAGGTAATAGGATTTCCCCATTTTCAAAGTCATAAGCAACCGTAGAATTAGCGTCATCTCGGTTGTTAATCGTGTTAAAGCTGTCAGAAAGAACATCTTTCATCAAGCTAGGATCCTCTGACCGGGCAACCGTTTGGTTCATGTTAGCAATTGCCAAATTGTATTCGGTGTTAGTTAGCCGGCGTCCCCATTGTTGTAGTGTTTCAAATGTTTGCCGAGTTACAGTCTGCATAGTAAAGACCGCATTGTGAGAGTTAGGATAGATTAATACATAACCCAATTCCAAAGAGTAAGGGTCATTAACCACCGGCGGAGTAACCGATGATAGTGGGGCCGGTTGCCCTTCAATAACCTTAAATGGATTGGAGTTATCCATTGTAATTCTAATCATGTCAATCCGTGCTTCAAAGTACGCATAAGATACCGTGATAGTCGAACCTGCTACCGGCTTAGCCCCTTTTGAATCATCAATATCAATATACGTGATTCCACCCTCTGAAACCACAGTATAATCAGTACCCTGAACTGCATTAGTTGAGTAGTCATAAACTACCGTGTAAGACTGACCTTGATTAGGAACATGGGCACCCGGTATAGACTTACCGGAAAGATCTTGGCCCCAGTGGATAACGTTGTTAATGTAGGTAAAATCTACACCTGCGGTATATCCTTGGGTATTATCATAAACCTGATGAATATAGGTAACATTATCCGGGGTAAATGTATCTAAGTTACCACCACCAACAGGACGAGTATAGGTTACTGTTTTACGTGAAGTAAAGCTAACTCCATTAACCGCCTTAACAGGTTGATTAATCAGTTCATACTTACTCCCGTCACCCTTATAGTAGTGACCTTCATTCGTAGTAGTTCCTGTATCGTTAGCAATTCGTACCCTTAAATTAGTTGTCGAATCAGTGGCAATCGAATAACCTTGAACATATGCTTGACCCTTATCTACATCTAACAGAATCTTGTTAGCGTCCATTGGGTCTTGAGCGCCCTTAGTTGAATCAGAGTTTAAGTGAGGGTGAACCTCAAAGCCTTCTGTTCGGAAAGACCCTGACTGGTCATAAGTCCGCTTAGCTAAAATCTTGGTGATATTAGTGTAGTCTGGACGAACCTCACTTTGGTTAATAACGTTATCTTGGAATACAACGAAGTCAACGGCTGAATTATCATTATAGGTTAATACCACTTGATACTTCAAACGGTCAGCCCCAGCTAAACCATTTGTAACCGTACCCGGGGTATCATCTAATAAGTCCTTATCATCGGTACTAGTAACAATGGTTTCATTTAATGCTAAACCAATTGTTTCCTTACCAGTCCCAGTAATGGAAAAGGTTTGTTCATCAAATTCACGAACTAGCCCACCTAACCATACTCGACCAGCAGTAACTTTGTAATTCTTAACCTTCTCTGTGCTTGAGGCGGTGGTTGTGTCCTTACTAGAAATTACATAAGGCTTTTCGGTTGTTCCTTCCACAGCCATTGGGTTATTAATTACAACCCCTACAATGGAATTTGAGTTGTCATACCCCGCATTAATATATAATGCTAAGTCTGTATTACCAGAAATAAGAGTATCAAACACAACAATCACTTTATGCGCAGAAGTAGTATTAATGTTTACCTGATTATTGTTTGCGTCAATGTTGTAGTTAGCACTCGCCATATCAGTTAGCGACGAATTAAGCATTGCTACTCCATCAAGTGTCCACTTCTTTAAAGTAAGTTGAGAACTATCGAAGTCCAGATTTAACTTATCTAGAATACCCGTAGTCTTGGTAACGTTAAAGGCAATAGTTAAACCTAAGCCCTTAGTAACATTAACACTAAAGTTCATTGCTGATTGGTCTGTGCTAATGTTAGCCGCACTGGTAAAGTTAATGTTACCCTTAGCTACATAATCAGTCGTAGAAAGGGTTGCATTAGTAGCGCTAAGAGTGGCGACACTAAACAGGTTTTGACTATTACTTGTAGAAGAAGCGGTAGTGGCTACCGGTACCACCTGCATACCAGAAACTACCGCACCCTCGGCAAACACGGTTGACCCCAGCATATTTAACTGGTCATTTTTAATTGATTGTTCTTCTAATAACTCTTGGGAAAGGGCGGGGCGTCCCGGACGAAATAGCACCTCGCTAAAACGCTTTGCCCGATTATATTTATTATTGTAAGGCAAAACGCTTGTATCAATTGTTGCCATTAATTTTAGTCCTTTCTATCAGGTTTGTTCTACTTTAATATAGCCTAGTGTTCTACATTGACTACTTGTAGTTCTTCTTGATCAGTCTTTTTTCCGTACTCAAAAATCTTCTTGGGGTTAAAGCCGTCCCAATAATCAATAATGTTGTTATCCTTGTCCACAACCTTAACTACCGGGAATGACATTGCATTGTAGCGGTTCTTTAACTTGTCTACCAAGTGTTCCCGATAAGCAACTTTGTTAGGGTCATTGGTCGTGAAATCAGCTAGGTTAGGCTTTGATTCATCACCATAGTAGTTAATAGCAACAGCGGACTTCATACCCCGCAATAGGGCCATGGTGCGCATACAATTTGAACAATCGGTCTTTTCATAAATTACAAAGTGCATTCTGGTTTCTCCTTAGTTTGCATAGTAGTTTAACATTATCTGTTGTTGATTATTATTAACCCACGCATTAAATGTATCGTTGATGATACTATCTATAATATCATTTTTATTCCGGCTTTGAATGGCTTGTGACGTATCTATTTTAACTTTTATTTTTGGAGCATTCCTCTTTACCTTATGAACAACACTATTAGCTTGGTTAAGTGTTGTATAACGAGTCTGTAAAGCCCTTAAATCAAGCATAGATACTGGGGCACTTTCTCGGCTATTACGCATACTTTGAATAGGGCTTGTCATACTACCCCCAGTAGCATGAGTTACTAAACCCCCATTAGCATAACCTCGGGTAGGTCCAGAAGGAGACCAGCCAGCGTGTCCAGTAGTGATATAATTTGACCAATTGGCAATGTTAAAGAAAGTATAAAGCTGATCAACCCCAGAAAGGATATTATCGTGACCTTTAACTTTATACTTGTTAAAGGTTCCTTGAATCATCTGTAATAGCCCTTTAGCTGGGTCACCATTAGCTGAATTAACATCTTTAATTTGTTGAGTAATTGTTTGATCATAGTTGGATTCACCAGCAATTAGCTTCATTAGGTTTTCCAACTGTGAATCACTAATGTCAACCCCCATTGCCTTAGCAACTTCCTTGGCCTTCTTTAACCAGTATTCCTTTGATTTAGTTGCCCCATCATTGGAAACGTCACCAGCATTCTTAGAATCGCTTGAACCATTTTTGGCCGCATTCTTAACTTTCTTATATATCTCGTTGAACCACATTCTTAAATGCTTAATTAATTGCTTTTGAGAAGAATTAACATCTTTATGTTTAACACGATATACGCCTAGTTCAGATAGGAAATGTAAAACCCCGTCCTTAATACTAGTAAGAATACTTTTATGCTTAGCTGACTTTTTACGTGGTGTATATGCTTGACTATTTTGTGTACGTGATTGTGTACTTGATTGTGTACGTGATTGCGTACTAGTCATCTTGGCTTTGTTATCCTTGTCTTTGGTACTTGCCTTAGCATTGCCTGACATTAATGACAAACCAGTTCCAATCCCAACCCCTATACCAACAATGGTACCAACTTTACCCGTCTTAGGCATTTTAGACAGAACCGAAAGCCCAGATTTAGCAACACTCTTTACACCAGCACCCATTGTAGCTAGTGAGCCACCCTCAATAGCGGCATTGATAATACCATCACTAGCTCCCATCAAGGCACTTCCACCAACAAACCCTATTGCACTTATCATTGGGTGAGAATGGGTAAAGGAGCTTAGATTACGTCTTAAACCATCTAGTGATTGGGACGCTTTAATTTGTGATGATTGAATTGCTTGCTGTTGGGAGCGAATGGAGCTAGTACCAGTCTTATGATACTTCTTACTATTTACCCCTTTACCTTTAGTCTGTTTCTTAACGTTAGCACGGGTAAACTTGCCATCAGCATACAGCTTGACTAATGAATTAGCCTGTTCATATGATAGTGAGTTTCCAGACAAAGTTACTAAGTTTTGGGTAGTAACTGCAATTGCCCCGGACTTGCTACTGGTTTGCTGTCTAGCAGTCCGATATAAGTTACCAATAGGTGTCTTGTATAGATAAGGGTCTGACTTAGCCCGTTGTGCAGTCTTTAAGGCTACCATATTACCGGATTGATTATACCCAGTAAAGTTCTTGTTATCTAACCATAATGATAACTGTTGGTTTTGGTTATTAGCATTATTAGATACATTAGCTAAACCAGAATAGGCTTGGGCACCTGCGCTACCTTGCCAAGAAGAACCAGTCTTACTCATCATTGACTGGAAACCAGCAATATTAATCTGATCTTTGGTGGTCAACTTACCACTAGTTGCCGCAGTCTGATACATACTAGATAAGGCTTTTAATTGGGAATCAGCCTTCGCACTAGTATGAGAATTGGTTAGACTATTCTGAATTGCGTCTGCTAAACGCTCACTATCACTTGCTGACAAGCCTTGCGTATTAGTAAGCGAGGCCACACCTAACAAATTAGCGACTGTATTGCTACTTGCCCCATTTGTAAGGGCTAAAGCTCCCCAAGTGTTAACAAGACGAGAAATAGACTTGTTTGATAGATTACCCTTACCAGTATTGCGAGTATACGCCCCTA